CAGAAGTCGCAGGTGCGTGACCTCGGGGAGTGGATCCACCCAAAATAGAAGCCCGCGTCATTAGTGGTCCAATAGACGTGTGGGGCTATAGAGTAGGGGACTACGCATGTAAATACAACGACCCTGATCCTAGTTTGAAGCTGACAGTGAAGACGTCGGTTTTGAAGAAGACGTGCCGGAAGCCAGTTGGTTTCTTTCCTGAGAACTGCTGGTTTGCCGACGCAGACTTGGGCGTGCCCCTGGCGGTTCCATTTGTGCCAGATCCCCATTATATTGGGAATAAGATCATGGCGTGTGTGAGCCGCTTTGGGTGTCGGATGCCCGAGCAGGATGATGTGGAGTGTAGTATGTTTCTAGCGTATGTAGAGGCGTTTATCCGAGCGTATTTTGAACCCCTAAAGAAGAGTGAGGTGCCCAGCTTTGAGGAATGGCTGGTGCACACCCCCTATTCGGAAAGTCGGAGGGATGTTTTGCGTCAGCTCCGCACGTGGACCTCCAATAGTGTGCAGGTCCGCGGTGGTATGTATGCCAGTAAAAGCTTCATTAAGTTTGAGTCGTACGTCAAGCCCAAGCCGCCTCGAGCCATCAATAGTTATGTGGACAACGCGAAGGCCTGGTTCGGTAACCTCATCCACGCCGTAGACGTGAAGACCTTTGCCACGACAGCAGGGTCATCAGCGAACAGGCGTTGGTTTGTTAAGGGACTGAATCCGAAGACCTACGCGAGTGTCATGGCCGAGACATTCGGTGAGGACTGTGTCATGTGTACTGACTTTAGTAGTTTTGAAGCCCACCACCACCAAAAGCTCAATCAGGCGGTGTGGATGTGGATGTCGTGGATGGTGAGCGGGGTCGCAACAGACCAAGAGCTCCGGGTCCTTCATCGGACCATGACGGGACGTAATACCACCAAGTTCGATGGACTCACGGCTGATGTTGATCAGAGGCTGATGAGTGGAGCCATGTGGACGTCTTCCGCCAATGGAGTGCTGAACTTACTCATCATGTCATACATCGTACTCCGCACTAAGTGGCCGGATGCCACGCCGAAAGAGTTGGCGGGTAGAGTGCGAGATGATTTTGTAGGCAAGGTAGAAGGCGATGATGGCATATGTGCAACTGGCCCGGTCAACATGGAGCTCGTGGAGCGCCTTGGGGTCAGGCTCACATTTGACTATCACGACAACTACCGTACTGCCTCGTTTTGTTCAATAGTTTGCCCAGTGGACTGCGATAGCATGATTAAGG